GTTTTCACCGGTATTTATAATACATCCTTTGGAAATGAATTTCATTGTGATCCCGTTGCTAAGAAAACTGGTAGACCTTATATATAGGAATTTATTCTGTGGTCCTTTTTTCTTTCTCAACCGTTTTTCATTGATCATTATTTACTTAGTAGGAGGATCGCTTGTGAAGCGATTATGTCACCGTCTTTTGACGTTTAGTACTCCATATTGTCCCAATAGATCCACAGTTTTTCATTATACCCCACACGTAAAGTCGAGTGGTGCTTGTGAGTTAAGGAACTCTCAACCCTTATGTCGGAGGTGGAAGCGATGCTGATAAAACCTAAGACACAGACACGACCAGAATGATTTACCAACTTAACCAATCTCAACGTCTTGTCCAAAAGATCATGTCCAATCGAGTGATCTACACGCTACCCTATGCATTTATGCTTAGAAGACTCTGTTCTGATTTGATTCGTTCGAATCAGAACAGAGTACTTTGTTTCACTGAAACAAAGTGGTGCGCACCTAAACATGGAATTCGTTCCCATGTGACAAAGTACGCACGCAAGGTGCGTTTTTACAAAAAACGCACCAGCTGGGTGAAAAATGTTTCTACATTTTCCACCCTCAGGGAGAAATTAATTTCTCCCACCATCCACAGAGATAAATATAATATTTATTTCGATTTCACTCAGGTAGAACTTCAGATTCTTCACAATATATCTCGCAATCATGACGTTAATACTTTTAATAGTGTTATTCAGACTGATTCTGAAATTGAAGAACAGATTTTTACATCATCAGAGCATGGTGATATACCTGAACCTATGTTGCATTCTCATGATTTCAGCAAAGGAGATCTTTCTCTACATGAACTGAATTATGAATCCCCAAATTTTCCCAATTTACAAAAGATTTTCGAATCTGATTTTTGGAGAACAAATGAGGCAACTTACTTGGTCATCCAGACTCTTAAAAAAGCCAGAGATGTTGAAGACATTGTATTGGCTCTTTCTCAGTTTTGGATTGCCTTTACAAAGAAATCCATTGCTTCTTTGGCTTTGAATTTATTTGATAAAGCTTCAGAACTTATAGCAATTCTTACACAAAACAATGATGGGGAAATCCAATCTGACTACAATCCTTTCATTGAATTTAGAAAAATTATTTCCTCTACCGAACAGCACTGGTCACATCCTCTGTTAATCAAATTACGATCTCTTTTTCATTACCTACTCAGTTATTCTATTTTAGATAAAATGGGTATTACATATGATCAATTTTGGTTTTCAAAAGCTGAAATCGAAGCTAGTAAGAAACAACACTCCTCTAAATATGGATTTATCATGTCCATCCTGGACGGAACCTCATACATTTTAGAAAGAATATATGATTGTTACTTAACTAATTCCTGGTCTCCCTTACTGCATAATGCTAGTTCATATGGGAGATGGGCTGATGAAATTTTCCAAATCAAAGAAGATGCTATGAAAATGCATAACCCTGGTGCATGTGGTGTGGAATATCACAGTTATATTGAGCGCATACGCGTCGCAGTTGAACAAGGCGAAAATATTATTCGCTATGCACAAGATTTAGATCGAAGTGCTGTGGTTACTGTTAAACGCCTCTTAAGTGAGGTGCGTTTGATTGAAGCTAATGAGTTGACTAAGAAAGCAGCTCGTCAAACAAGAGAAGCTCCTTTCTCTTTCTTGTTGTATGGAGGATCAAGTTTAGGTAAATCTACCTTAGCTGATCTATTATTCTATGCAATGGCAAATATCCATAATTTGCCTAGCGGTGATGAATATCGCTACACCAGATGTTTTTCAGATGAATATTATTCCGGTTTTACATCTGCTGTTTGGTTTATGGTTCTTGATGATATAGCAGCAAGACATCCTGATTTAAAGGATGATCCTAGTATGAATGAAATCATTCAAATTATAAACAATACTGCTTTTGTCCCACCTCAAGCTGATTTAGCTGATAAAGGAAAGACCCCTTTGCGACCCAAATTCGTAATGGGGACTACCAATCAAAAGCAGCTTAATGCCATGAGTTATTACTGTAACACGCTCTCCATTTCTCGTCGTTTCAATTATACAATTACTGTCACAGTTAGACCAGAGTTTAGTACTCGTCCGGATGATAATGGTTTCATGCGAATGCTAGACCCATCTAAAATGCCC